GTTAAGCTCCGATGTGGCGAACTCAGCAACTTGGTCAAGTCCGTCTGCATAGACTCTAAAGACTTGTATGCAAAATCTGTCAGCCCAGTCTGAGCTGCCGTAAGCTGGGTCTGCCCCGATAACGTAGTAGGCGGTATCAACGGGTTGTTGCCATACCCGAAGCGTTGCCAGACGGTCTGTGGACGGTAAGCACTCTGTGTCTTGAAAGAGTTGTCCAAAGGCGTATCTGTAACATTCGTAGTCGAGGGATTTTGCGTATTTGGCTGCATCTGTACACCTACTGTTAGAGAAGAAACTTGTTCCTGTCATCACAAAAGCATAGTCTTCTGTGGGTGGGAATTCCTGGTACATGAGAGTCTCGTCTTTGATACCCTCTGCCATCTTCCACCGCCACCATGCCATCTGACGGGAGTTTATCTCAACCCCGTACAGTTTTTTAATTTCTTTCACCCATTCTTTCTCGTCAGGTTTTAGTTTGCCATCCCAGTAGACTTTGTACTCTTTAGAGTCTGCGCTCACAGAGTAATACTCGTTACGCCACCATCCACAAAAGATTGCACGCTGTGTTCTAGCTCTCTTAGCCGTCTTGTACATATCGTGAAACATATTGAACCCTTGAGCAGTGGATTCAAAGATGTACAGACGCTGAGGATTCTTTTCTGCAAGAGATGCTATAAGGGATGCCAATCCTTCATCGTTCCCCCAAGAGGCTGTCTCAGTAGCGTGCAAGTAAGTGATAGCTTTACCCTGCCCCAATCGACTTTTGTTTCCCGCAATTTGATAAAAAATTCGGCTTCTATTTTTAAGAACCATTTGGTTTCTATTGTGGGCAACCAGTGGAATCTTGTATTCTTTGGGTAATCCGTCAATGTACATTCCCAGGGTAGACCTAAACATATCCCTGTTTTCTTCGGTGTCTGAAACCAATGTACCTTGCCACCCAGGATGGGTGAATTGCCAATATAGGTCAAGTGCAAGTGAAACGGTTGTAATACCCAGTTGACGACCTTTGAGAATAACGAAGAAGTGAACATCGTCTTTTAACCCTCTATCTATTTCTTCCATGACATAGGTCTGTGTCCCCAAGAGCTTACCCATTTTCTTGAGACCTTCTTCTTTGGTCTCAATCTTCAGCTCGGCACAGAACTTGTAGAATTTTTGTAAATCAAAATCCATTATTTTTTAACTTGATTTAAATAAGACTGAACCGCTGAATGTAATTGTTTTGCGTAGTTAATTTGTTCTGGTGTTGGGTTTTGAGCAGTTTCGTCACCAGAAACAATACGACCTAATATCGTTGCCCGTATAGCTTCTTCTGGACCATACGGTTTGCCTTGATTCATTGTGGCAAAGTATTGTTGTTGTTCAGGTGTTAGCTGAAATTCTGGCACACCTTTTTTCATCATAATCAACCTAGCCAATTCGTTTTGTTTTACGTACTGCTGTTGTTCAGGGGTTAAAGTCGTGTGTGGATTTAAGATAACCCTTTGGTCTTCCGTAGCCATACCGCCCACATGGGGGTTAGCTTTAAAGTAATCTAGTTCTTCAGGTTTAGGCTCACGCTCTACAGGTTCTGCCCCCAACACATTCATATAAGGATTGTGTTCTTTTTCAATCAAATTTAATATATCTTTATCATCAGGCATTTGTTACTCCTATACTGTTTCCCAGGGCATTACTTCACCGTACTTGTTTTTCATAAACTTGTGACCAGCAATGAAGAACTCTTTTGTAACAGAGCCAGGATTACCACCCAGTCTGAAATTAAAGCTGTGCTTCTTTGTCGTACCGTACTTAGGGAACATTTGTTTGGCTACCCTGTAGAACTCACGGTCACTACCAAAGCCAGGCATACCAAGGATTGCTGAGATGCCTTTTAACTTCTCTGTACGCATACCCCACATACACCAGTCCACAAAGTTACAACCCTTGTTGTTCCAGTCTTCATGCAGGTCACCCAGGGCTTCACACCTGTCGTTGAACAAGAAGTTACCGTCCTTGTCATGTATCTTACGCAGTGCATACGCCCAGTCGTTACCCCGCTGAATGATTTGCATCAAGGACTCTACATGGTCAGGGTCAAACCAATCATCATCGTTACAGAAGAACACTACGTCTTCGTTAATTAGGTGAGGTACTGCTGCAAGCCACCTGCGACCATCTTTGTCAGGATGGGCTATGCCTGTTGGGAAGACACAGACGTGCTGATTCTTTTGTAGAAGGAGTTTGGGGAGCATACCGTTGTCGTACAGTAGGTAGTGCTGGACAGGGTATGTTTGAGCCTGTATAGAGGCTATACACTTGTCTAGCTCGGGTCTGCCTTTGGTGACTGTTACTACGGCTGCTGTTAATTTCTTGCCTATCATTTGATACCTAAATAGTTACGGACTTGGTCCAGGATTTGAAGTTGTTGAGGGTTCTCGTAATATTTTTTAGCTTCATCATCTTCGCCCCATTGTTTAAAAGGATAGCCTCTAAAATATTCAGGCAGTCCTGCTCTTTGCCACCAACCTTGTTTGTCAGCTAAAGCGCTTTGATATTCCTCTTGTAAGTCTTCAGGAATAGTTTGACCTTGGCTTTTTAACTCATTCATTTGTTCAACATAATTTTTCAAAGTCTCTGTGTATCTTTTTTCTTGTCTTTCAGGAGAGACTGATTGTGAAAACTGAGAATAAAGTTCTTTCAACTTAGGGTCTTGATTAATAGCGTAATGACTTACGTAGTCTCCAAGAATGTTAAGAGGTGAACCGCCTTCAGGATTAAACACCTGAATACCTACTTGGCTTTGAGGAAGCTGACTGGGGCGCTGATAGGAAGGCGTACCCTCGTCTCCAGGTTGCCAGACTTCCAAATAGTTTTTCCCCTCTTTAGGGGTGTAAACAAAAGGCACTTGTTGTTGAGCAAGATAAGGATATTCTTGTTGAGCTTTCTGCCACATGATTTGACCTGCAACATCGTTATCTGTTACGGGCGGTATAACTGATGGCGTAGCTGCTGGAGCTATTTCTTGGGCGGGTTGTTCAGGTTGGGTTGCCATTACTTCATCTCCTCTATATTCCAGTTAGATATTACTTCTGCTGCTTTTCTATTCTTTGCACATCTGATAAGTTCGTTGTAAACAATGTCAGAGTATTTTTCTTTCCACTCTGCAGCCAGTTTACGCTTACCCCCGTCACTAATGCAAGAGAGTGCTCTTTGCATCTCTTTCTTCAGTCTCAATCTTGAGTTGTACAGACGCATCTGCATATCCTCTGTTGTATCCATACGCTAACGCTTTCCCCATGTTGTTAACAAGTTCTACCCTGTGGAGTTCAGAAATAAGCAAAGCCTCTACCAGTGCATGGCAGTGCTCACGTAGCTCATCCTCGTTCATCCACAGCAACTCTATCATCTCACTCCTCGTATCCGTAATGTATAAACAGATAAAAATACATCAACTTCTCCCACCTAGGGTGAGGTTCATCTTGATGCAGGTAATAACAACGCTCTGCCTTTTTTATCCAGTAATTAGACCCAAACCTGTTTTTCATTTCGTTCACGCCACTCTCCACACTTTCAGGCTGTCACCCTCAGACTTGCTAGAGAACTTGTATCCCAGTCTCTTAGATGCCCTGTAGTTGGCATTGAGCACCTTAGCCCTTGCCGTCACAGGAACTGTAAAACTATCCCCCACCTCCATGCTGTCATACGGATATGCGTACACCACCCGTGGGCTAGGCAGTAAGCTACCCTTTTCTATCTCTAATATCTCCATATAATCACCTCTACCTATAACCATATAATATCATAACTTTAAGGAGAAGCAATGTTAATCAGGACCTACAACGAATACCACCTGGGAGACCAGCTACATCACTTGAACTACTTACGCAGGGTTTGTGAGTTCAATCCAGGCACTGAAGCCATCCACTACTGCAAACAGGAGTATCACCCACAGCTACTACCTTTATGTGAGGGTTTACCTATCACCCTACAAGACCTGCCACACAGAGGAGATGCTATCAACGCTTGGATAGGGGTAGACGGATACTTCTATAAAAGTCCGTTAAACAAGAACTGGGTAGCCTTTCACCTAGACTGGTTCTCCTACCTGGCTAACAAACTAGGAGTCATGAAC